AAACGGCCCTCACCGCGCACGCGAAGATCAGCGTTTGAAGCGGGAATGTAAATCCGTTCCCCATCGTGCTGACCATCCCGAGCCTTAACATCGAACCGTCTGGAAGAACGGTCCGCTCGCACCGGGTCATCCTTAGCCACGCCGTGAGGCATGGCGGAAGATCCTTCCGGCACAAAGCCCAGGAAATCATGTCGCTCGCCGACACCATGTCGATCGTTCCGGTTTTACCGTCCAACGACCCATGGAGCGCGAGATCTCGGTTGGCAAACTGAGCGGTAGCGAGAGAGATACCAAAGTATCTCTCAAGGCACAGCTCGATCCACTTGCCGATAGCCTTCTGGAAAAACATCTCCAGAGAGGGCTCAGTACAACATGTACGCGATATCTCAGCATTTTTCTTCGCAAAGAAGAGCTGGTTTCCCGGCACTTCCATCTCGCCGAACTTCGTGGACCGCTGGCGTTCAGCCACAGGCCACGAGCCCCCCATTAGTGCGACTGCGGTGCGAAAGTACCTGACTAGATGCTTGTTCGAGGCCGAGTAGGTCAGCGGCCCGTCGAACATCTTCGTAAAGAACGAAGACGAATTTGCGCCTAAGGAAGCGCCTGGCCCAACGTCACCGTTCTCCGCGAGGAAAACGATGTCGAGTGGGACACGTTCGTGCATATCCATGACGACCTGAGTGATGATCGCTCGCCACTCATCATACAAAATATGGTCCATGGGTCCATCTGACGTAAAGCTGAACTCCTCTGGTATCGCCGCATTTACAGCCAGGAATTTCTTCAGGGCCGCGTTATCAGCGTCAGTGGAATCGCCTTTCGGCGCGAGCTTCTTAAAACAAGACTCGAGCAGCCTCCCCCGGGCAACGGAATTCACCGTCTGATCACTAGTGATCGGCCTGGGAGAAGTCAAACGGAGGTCAGTACAAAGCAATTGGTGGAAACGACTGTAGTCCACCTGGCTAATCTTGCGTAATTTCACGCGAGCTCCTTCGCCCGAAATCCGGGACGAAAAGTCAAGCCACATTCTAGGTCGGGAGACCTAGGACGGAAAGATCACAAGATCCCTGACACAACGGTGTCACCGATCCCAGAGGGGATCTGCGTGAGAGCACCGATGTGCAGGGACAACGCCGCCCGCACGTTTGCCGGGTCGGCTAGGTCAGCACCAGCAGGAGTGCTAATCGTGGTCGTGATGATCATCGTTTTCGTCGGTTGCCCGGCGAGAGGGGTTACCCCCTTACGAGTCACGATCCTGTGGTCGTTCATCGGCACCTGGGTGATCAGCCCGGTGATGGGATTGGCTTTGCCCAAGATCTTGTAGACCTTGG